AAGCATTGATAGAAAAGCAATAATTATAGGATCAGATAATAAAAGTAACATAGGATTTCATATAAGCAATAAATTCTCTAAAAACTATATACATACAAGATCTTTTAACAAAGATTCTCTTGATTTAGTTAAAGAAAATCTTCCTGTAGAGCGTGATGACGATATACTTGTTTTGGCTAATGGGTACACTCATTTAGAGTGGATTGAAAATCTTAATGACGATGAAATTTTAAAAATGATAAATGATACTTTTTTGTCTTCAGTTAGAGCAACAAATCAATTTGTGAAAGCAACAATAAGCGATCCTCATAAAAAATATATAATATTTATAGGATCAATGGCATATAAAAATGTTCTTAATGGCTCTTCTGTTTACTGTGCATCAAAAGCAGCGATATCACATTTTTCAAAATGCATAGCTTGGGAACTTGCTCCTAAAGGTTATAATGTAATAACTATAAATCCTAGTAACACAGAAGGAACTCCTATGACTGAAGAAACTATAAAAGGTCTGATGAGATATAGAAATCTTACACGTGAACAAGCAGAAAAATATTGGGGAGCGATTTTACCAAAACACAATTGGCTACAACCGACTGAGATAGCAGATATTTGCAATTTTTTTGTAAGTGGTAATTGTGATTATATGTCAGGAACTCAAATAGATTTATCAGGAGGACAAAGATGAAAAAGAATAAAAGAGCAGATTACTTAATAAATAAGGCACTAAAAACATTTATGCAAAGAAGAAAAGTTTATGGAGATAGCTACATAGTGCATGCTAAAGTTATGGCTGCAATGTTTCCTGAAGGAGTTTCTTTAAAAACAGAAGTTGATATGGCTCGTTGGTCTGTTCTTAATTTAATATTAATAAAATTAGTTAGATACTCTAGAGATTTTAAATTACCACATCAAGACAGCATTCATGATTGTGGAGTTTATTCTTTCGTTCTTGAAGAGCTTGATCAAGCAGAAGACAATAAAATGAATCTAGACGAACTTAAAAAAAATATGGAAAAATTTAATGATAGTATTTGATACAGAAACTACTGGGTTACCATTGCCAGAAACAGCACCATTAGAAAGTCAGCCAAGAATAATAGAGTTTGCTGCAATAAAATTAGATCATGATATGAATGAGATGGAAAGATTAGAATTTTTAGTTAATCCTGAAATACCAATACCAAAAGAAGCAAGTGCAGTAAATAATATAACTGACGATGATGTAAAAGATAAGCCACCATTTGTAGGATATTACAACGAACTTTGTAATTTTTTCAATGGAAATTCAGACATATATGCTCATAACTTAGCATTTGATATGAAGATGTTAGTATTTGAATTAAAAAGACTAGGTTATGAACATAAATTTCCTTACCCTCACAACCATTTTTGCACAGTTGAGTTAAGTCGTCCTTTGTTGCAAAATCCTGATGATGCTCCTAGATCACTAAGACAAGTAGATTTATATTGGCATGCCTTTGAAAAGAAGTACGAGGCACATAGAGCAGTTACAGATGTGGAGGCATTAGTTGAATATATAAAATGGATGAGGAAAAATTATTTACTATGATAAATTTAAAAGTAAGAACAGAATATAGTTTTAGAAAAGTTTATGGAAAAATAGATGATATCATAAACAATACTAAAGAAGATGCTATTGGGATCGCAGACTTTGGTACTTGGGGTTGGAATAAATTTAAAAATATATGCAAAAAGAACAATAAAAAATCAATATTGGGTTTAGAGTTTGCTGTTGTTTTAAATTGTGAAGAGAATACAAAACAGCCGACTAACCATATGACGATGATTGCTAAAAACTTAAACGGAGTAAAAACTATTTATGATTTGGCAACAGCATCACAAACTTATTTCTACTATGAGCCTAGAATAGATTATGAAAAATTATTAGACTATTGCAATGATGATGTAATAATTTTATCTGGCTCTAATCCTCAAGTAAACTTTTTCAAAGGAAATAAAAATTTTTATTTAGAAGCATCACCAAGCTCACCTGCATGGTTGCGAAAAATAAATGAAGTAAGTAAGAAGTACAATATACCCATAGTTGCTTGTTCAGATAATCAATACCCAAGACCTCAAGACAAAGGATCTTATGAAATAGTCGTTGGAGAAAGAAATAGATATACAAGAACTACTATACAACACATAGCTAATGAGTGGGAATTGAAAGCCTGTATGCCAATGATACCTCAAGAAGCATATGATATAACTCATACAATAGCTGAACAAATAGAAGATTTTGATTTACCAAAAGCAACTAATGTTAAATATACTTCAAAAGAAACATTAGAAGAACTTTGTGCTAAAAATGCAGACATTAAAGGTGTTGATTTATCAAACGAGGTTTATAGTGCAAGATTGAAAAGGGAACTAGAATTAATAAAAGAAAAAGATTTTGAGGATTATTTTTTCGTTATAGCTGATATGGTAAGTAATGCCAAAAAAGAAATGTTAGTTGGTCCTGCAAGAGGAAGTTCAGCAGGTAGTTTGGTTTGTTATTTGCTAGATATTACTGATGTTGATCCTATTGTTCATGATTTGATGTTTGAAAGATTTGTTGATGTGAACAGATTAGACTTACCAGATATAGATATAGACTTTCCTGATGTGAAAAGAGACTCAGTTATTGAAAGATTAAAATCTGAATACGGAGAAGATTGTGTTGCTCGTATTGGTACTGTATCGAGATTGAAGCCTAAGTCTGCGTTAACAGAAGTAAGTAAGTCTTTAAAAATACCTTTATGGGAAGTTGAGGATTTAAAAAAGTCTATTGTTGAAAGAAGCTCTGGTGATGCTCGTGCATCTTTTTGTATCCGTGATACTTTTGAAACTTTAGATATAGGTCGTGATATGATAAAAAAATATCCAGGACTAAGAGCAGCAGAAGATATAGAAAATCACGCAAGACATACAGGTCAGCATGCGGCAGGAGTCATTGTTTTAAATAGTCCAGTAAAAAATTACTGCCCTGTAAATCGTGATGGAGTTGCACAAATAGAAAAAGAAGATGCTGAGTTTCTTAACATTTTAAAAATAGACGCACTTGGGTTGAGGACATTATCTATTTTAGAAGATGCTGTAAATGAAATAGGTAAGCAAAGAGAGTATTTAATTAATTTAAAATTAGATGATAAAAAAGCATACAAGATATTAAATGATCAAAAGTTTGCAGGAGTATTCCAATTTGAAGGTTACGCATTACAAAGTTTATGCAAGCAGTTACATATAGAAAGTTTTTTAGATATTGCTTACATAACTACACTAGCAAGACCTGGACCACTACACTCAGGAGGAACAACAGAGTTTATAAAAAGAAGAACAGGAGAGGAAGAAGTTACTTACTTACATCCTAAAACTGAAAAGTGGACAAAAGATAGTTATGGAGTAATTATATTCCAAGAACAAGTTATGCAGATAGCTAGAAATGTTGGTAAGTTAAGTTGGGAAGATACTTCTAATCTGCGTAAAGCTATGAGCAAGTCTTTGGGTGAAGAGTTCTTTAATCAGTATTGGGAGATGTTTAGAGAAGGAGCCAAAGAAGAAGGCATAGAAGAAAAAGAGGCTAGAAATATTTGGGAACATATGTGTACATTTGGTTCATGGGCATTTAATAAAAGTCATGCGATTAGTTATGCCATGATTAGTTATTGGTGTGCTTACATGAAAGCTCATCACCCATTAGAGTTTGCTGTTGCTTGTTTGCGTAACGCAAAAGACGATGATCAAGTTATAAAGCTATTAAGAGAATTAGTTACTGAGGGCATAGAATATAAGCCATTCGATAAAGATTTGTCAGAATATAGTTGGGCAGTTAAGGATGGAAAGCTAATTGGAGGGCTAATAGGAATTAAAGGTATTGGTCCAAAAAACGCTGAAGACATTTTAGAGAGAAGAAAAGCTGGAAGACCATTAACAACAAGGCAAAGTATATTATTAGATAATCCTGAAATAACTTATTTAGATGTTTTCGAATGTCATACTAAGTTTGGTGATTATTATGAAAATCCTAAAAAGTTTAATATTCAAACTGGTAAAGTTGTTGAAATAAAAACAATACAAGGAAATGATGAATATATATTTATTGGTAAGATGAAAGAAAGAAATTTAAGAGATTTAAATGAATATGGTAACTTGGTAAAAAGAGGTGGCAGAAAGATAGAAGGAAATAATTTATTCTTAAATTTAACTTTTGAAGATGATAGTGATATGATTATATGCACAATAGATAGATTTAAATATCTAAGGTTTGGTAAGCTGATAATTGAACAAAGTAAAATCGGTGACTGGTTTTTAATTAAAGGCGAGATAAGAAACAACTGGAGGAAAATATTTATTTCAAATATAAGAAAGTTGTAGAATGAACATAACAAGAAACTGCAAAGAATGTAATAAAGAATTTACTATTAATAAATGGCAAAAGGGAAAGTTGTATTGTACAGACTTATGCAAACCTGGATTCAAATCAAAGAGAGGCAACTCTGTGAGTGAAAGTAACTTATGGAAATATTTTCAAAGGAACATGCGCAGTAAAGGCATAGTTCAAAGAGTTGAAAATTCTTTTTACAAAGGTATGCCAGATGTTAATTATTTAATTAATGGAACTGAGGGTTGGTTAGAATTAAAATATATAAAATTTTATCCAAAAAGAAAGGATACACTTGTAGCAGTTAGACACTTTACAAAAGAGCAAAAGATATGGCACTTGACTCGTGCTAAAAAACAAGGCAGGACAAATGTTTTGTTACAAGTAGAAAAAGATTATTATTTATTTATAAATGAAAATATATCCATGATTGGTAAACTTACAAAAGAAGATATGAAATTAAAAAGTAATGGTTATTGGGAAAATAAAATTAATTTTAATGATATGGTAGATCTATTATGCGATCAATAAAATTAACAAACTCAGAAAGATTTATATTAGCTAGAAGAAGATTAGATATGTCAAGAGAAGATTATGCTAATAAATTTAACATGACTGTTTATAGAGTTATATC